GGAGCGGCCGGCTCGGACTCCGGCTCGGCCGCAGACGCAGGCGCCGGAGACGGCGACGGCTGGGTGCCGGTGGCCGCCGAGTGGCGCCCCGTGCGGACGGAGTCCTTCCCGTAGACGTTTACCGTGTTCGCCTTCGGCTCGCCGGGCATCAGGTCGTAGAGGCCGGAGGCGGTCAGGCCCAGGATGATCCCGCGGGCGACGGCGTCCAGGTAGCCGGCCCCGGTGGAGTAGGCGTCCCCGCAGGCGACGGCGACGCCGACCATGACGGAGACCAGCGGCGCCCACCGGGATGGGAGTCCGGTGCGCTTGGCGAGGTTGGTGAGGGCGACGATGGCCGGGACGGTCAGGAGGATGCTCATATGCTCGCCCCCAGCGCCCGCAGGTCATCGAGCAGGGACTTGGCCTGGGCGTGGACGGCCTCCATGAGGGTCTGGACCGTCTCCGGGTAGGCGGAGTGCTCGGGGATGTCTGGGTTGGCGATCTTGATCGCCTGGTACTCCTCCCAGCTGATCCGGCGCATGCTGCAGCCGGTGACCAGGTAGGCGACGTTGTCGCCTACACGCCATACAATGATCATTTCTTCTCCTAGCGGTGGTTTGATGGGTTCCGGTTCCTCGGGGGTGTCTCCGAGGGCCGCGTGGTAGATATCGTCCAGCTGGTCTATTTTCGCGTCGTACGGACAGTTTTTCCCGTAGGCGGTGGACCAGCGGGCGCCTGTCTGCGCCCGGCACCACGTTTTCCGGTCGGTCGGGTCGAACCTCCCGAAATCTCCGGCGCAGCCGAGCCTGTGCCAGGCGAGTCCCCGAAGGTCGCCGGGCGTGGCGATACGCCGCGGGACGTGCGGGTGGGTGTCCCATATCCAGGCGAGCAGCTGGCCGAGCGCGGTCACCTGCGAGGAGGTGAGGGCCCGCTCGGAGGCGCCGTCCCACGTCTCCACCGAGATGTCGCCAAAATTCCCAGCGCCGGAGGCCCGGGTCGCCTGGGATGTGGAGGCGTACTGGTACACCTCGCCGACGCCGTTGACGTAGAACGTGCTGTACGTCCCTTTATAGGGTCCGTAGCGGTAGAGGTTTTGGGCGCCGGAGACGGCGGTGTGGAGGGTCATCCGCACCGGGGTGTGGGACCTGTCCTGCGTCTCGGCGTTGAGGGGCCAGTGGTTGGCCCCGGGATACCAAGCCATATTTGGTGCCTTTCTTTAGTATCCTATTGCGGTCCACATGAAAGCATACGGAACGTTGCCGCCGGATCCGCGGAAGCGTGCCCGGAATTTCTCTGTAGACAGCGAGTCGATTTCGAGGGGTCCGGGCGGCGGCTGGCATTGGAACTGGGCGTTGTTGATCCCGGAGAGCGGCGTGCACGTGATCGAGCAGACTCCTTCCTGGAAAGTCACCGGGAATCCCGCCTCGGGCATGTAGGTGAAGCCATCCTGGATCGACGTCGGGTAGGCGAAGACGATGCCCGTGACGACCCGGCACTTTTTCCAGTAGGCGGCCTGCGCCGTGCCGGAGATGGAGGTGCCGTTGGTGTGCGACGCTACCAGGGAGTTATCGATGGCCTCGGTACGGCATTCGAGCAGCGTATCGTTGAGCTTTTTCGCCGTCAAAAGCTCGCCATCGGTGAAATTATACATTAGTCTTTCCCTTTCCACCGGATGGCTTCCAGCCATGCCGGCACATACTCGTAGGGGATTGGTTTCTGTAGCTCTAGCGTCGTTTTGACGCTAGTGGTATCCAGGCTCCATTTGATTCCCTTGATGTGGCAGGGGTAGGTGTCTTGGATGGTGGAGACCATGACGATGTCGGTCAGGTCCAGCTGGGCGGTGCGCCCGACGGTGGCCATGGCGTCGCCGTGGACCCGGTAGGGGTGGGCGACCGCGGGGTCGGCTTCGTGCCAGGCCGGCAGGGTGACGGAGGACGGCCACGCCGACGGGTAGTTGTAGTAGAGCTTCTTGGTCAGGGTGCCGACGGTGCGGGACGCCCACGTGTTTTGGTTGTGGAGGAACTCGAAAGTATTGACGGAGATCCCCACCTGCTTTTTGCGTTCCCCGAACTCGGCTTCGATTGTCCGTTCGTACACCGTGGTCTTTTGCTGACTCATGGTGCCCTTATCGACCCACTTCTTTTTGTTTTGGTCGTATTCCTGGTCTATGTGGTCGGTGGTGATGTCTAGGCGGGAGATGGCGGAGGACGCGTCGTAGTCGATCGAGGCCTCCGTGGTCTGCGGATAGACCGTCCCCGACTGGTACTGGGTGATGCCGCCGGCGTCGATCATGTAGCCGGTCGGGAGATTGTCGGGCGGGGACCACGCGAACGCCAACCACCCGCGACTGTCAATGAACCAAGGCCGGCACCCGGTGGCGGTGATGATGTCCAGCCACTGGGCGAGGGACCGGTCCGTGTAGGGGGCGCGGTGGACGCCGAGCCGTGACCACCCGTTGTCGGACTTGAGGGTGGTGTGCCACGATATGCCGTTGGGGCCGGTGACTTCGCCGATTCCGTTCGCCGTCCACACCCACCCCTCAGAGAGCGGCCCCACTGAGGTTTTGGCGGCGAGTTTGGCGGTGGAGTCCACGGAGGTGATTTCGGTGGTGTAGGTGCCGTCGGGCTGGTAGTGGGACACGACGGTATCGACGGTGCCCGTGAAGATCGGCGTCGCGGACGGGATGTGGACGAGGATGTTCCGGCGCCCGCGGTGGATCTTGGCGACACGCGGATCGTAGGCGTCCCGGTAGGTGGCTTTCATTGTGCCGATCTTGTAGTTGGAAGTGATTCCGTCGTAGTCCATGCCGCGCTCGGTGGTGACGGTGACTCCGTTTTCGAGCATGTTGACCCATATCAGGTCGGCGTCGGAGGGCGGGAGCGTGTATTGGCCGAGTCGGATGTTGCCGAGGGTGTCCCAGTCGCCCACTTTCCGGTTGGGGTCGGGGAGCGTGGTGGAGCTGAGGACGATCTTGCCGAGGCGCTGGTCTGCGGTGGCGGGGTCGGGGAGCTGGGCCATGAGCGCGTAGGCCTCCGGGCCCGTCGCGGCGAAGCCGTCTCCGGGGATTTCGAGCTCATGTTCCACGTGCAGCTCGCATTCCTGCCCGTCGCATACCTCGGGGGTCTCTATGGTGAGCCGCTGCAGGTAGCGCGGGTTGTAGGAGAGCCAGGTGCGGTCGGTGCCGTCCATGGTCTGGGTGCGCACCGCGCCCTGGATCCCGATCCTGGCGGTGGCGCCTGTGACGGTGGGGCATTTGATGATGACGGTGACGGCCGGGTGCCAGGATGCGGGGATGGGCGGCAGGTCGATCGTGATCAGGTCGCGGCTGTCGGCCTTGAACGTGAAATCACCCTTCGGGGCGTGCCGTTGATTGTCGGGGACGAAGACCCTCACGCGGTCTTGGCTCCACTGGTCGCCGGAGCGTTGGCGCCAGTGTTTGGGGGCGAAGTCGAAGCGCGAGACGGGCGGGTAGACGTGCATGGTGTCTCCTATCCTACCAGGTGCCGGCCGGTGGCGCGCTCGTAGTCGCGGATGGCGTCTACGACGGCCTGGCCGGAGCGGGCGTCGGCGGTGAGGGTCTGGACGGTGATGTTGACGGGCCTGGTTTCACGTGGAACCGCGCCTGCGCCGGTGGGGAGGGGCATGCCGGCGGGGACGCCGGCGAGGGCCTGCCCGTCGATCATGCCCGGCATGCCGCGGGTCAGGCTTTGGAGGGAGGATCGGACGGCGCCGTACCGGGACGCCATCCCGTCCACGAGGCCTTGGATGATGAGCTGGCCGGCGCCGCGCAGGAGGGTGCGGTCCACGGACTCGGGCCCTTTCCAGGATGTGAGCTTGTTGGTGAGCCATTTGAAGCCGTCTTTGATGGCGCCGAAGCCGCTCTTGATGCCGTCCCATAGGCCTCCGATGATTTTCTTGCCGACGTTCAACAGGATCTTGCCTGCGTTGCCGAAGGCCTTCACTATTTTGCCGGGGATTTCGGCGACCCATCCTACGACTTTGGTGATCCCGTTCCAGACGGAGGATGCTATCTGGCCTATCACGCCCCAGACTTTGGAGAGTAGTTTGCCGAACCATCCGATGACCATCTTTATTGATCCGATGATGGTTTGGAATGTTATTTTGATTTGGTGTGCGGCGGCGCCGATGACGGATTTGATCGCGCCCCAGATGGATTTGATGACGCCGAGTAGGCCCTGGAACGCGGAGCCGAGCCAGCCGGCGGCGGTGCGGATGCCGGTGAAGACTGCGCCGATGACGGCGCCGGCGCCGGAGATGACGGCCTTGATCCCCGTCCACACCCAGCCTGCGACGGTCGCGATCCCGGTGAAGACGGCGCCGATGACGGCGGCACCGCCTTTCAGGAGGGCGATGAGGCCTTCCCAGGCGGCTTTGACGATGGCGACGGCGCCCGTGAAGATCAGCTTGACGCCGTCCCAGGCCCAGCCGATGACGGTGGCGAGTCCGGACATGACGGCGGAGACGGCCGTGACGCCGAGCTGGAAGACCAACTTGATGGCCTCCCAGGCGATCTTCAAGGCGACCGCGGCGGTTTTGACGACGCCGACGAGTAGCCGCCAGGCGCCGACGAAGACTCCGCCGATGACTCTGCCGAGTCCTGCTAGGAGGCCGGGGAGCTTGCCGATGAGCGGGACGATATGGTCGGCGATGAACCCCGTCACCTTGGTGACGATGGGCAGGAGCATGTTGCCGAGCTTGGCCTTTGCGTCCTCCCATTTCGCGGACAGTACTTGCTGTTTGTGCGCGAGTGTGTCTGTTTCCCGGGCGAATTTGCCGGTTGAGTCGGCGGATTGCTTTTGGATGAGGGAGAGTGTGGCGGCTTGTGTGGCCTGTGTGGTGAGCTGGCCGTTGACTTTCTTGTAGCCGAGGGCGGCGGCTTCGGCGTCGATAGCATTCTGGGTGAGCGATATCCCGTATTTCTCGATCGGATCCCGTTCGCCCTTCAGCGCTGCGGAGAGCGCGTCTACGGCGTCTTTTGTGTTGCCGCCGAACTGTGCGGATAAGTCAGCGCCGATCTTGATGACTTTGTTGGCCTGGGCGGCGAGCTGGTTGGCTGCGGTGCCGCCGTTTTTCAGCTGGGTGCCGATTAGCGTCGCCATTTCGTTGTATTGGG